GCCTTTGCAAGCAGGCTCGCTCCCTCGGCTTCGGCCAAAGCGCCGCGCTCGGCATCCGTTTTTGCCGGAGTCACGAACTCAGCCACCGCGCGCTGGGTATCTTCATCCATTGCGCGAATCTCCGCCGCACGCTCCTCGGGGGTTGTTTTGCTGACGACACGCGCCAAGGCGCGGCCTACACGGTCATTCTTTTCTGCCCGCTTGGTGATTGCTTCCCAACCAGCACGGCCACCGCGCGCCAAGGCGGGGAATAAAGCGCCGCCCGCACCAGCAAACAATATGCTCATGGCCTGCTGACCTGCGGGCAATTCATCGCCCAGCGACTTAAAATCCTTTGCGACGCTGTGCTGATTAACGCCCTCGATCGCCATCTGCGTCGCAGCTTCCGTCCCCATACGCTGCAACAAGCTCTTGCCAAAGCCGCCAATGGGAAGGGTGGCAATGTTTAGGGGGTCATTTAGCGTGAAGCTCCCGCCCATGCCGCCTACAAAACCACCGACGCCGCCCCAGAAACCGGCGCGCGATTGCACGTCCTCGGCCTCTCCCTCAATCTCGGCGCGGCGCGCCTTCACTGCCTCGATTACTTGCTGACGGGTGCGAATACCTGGATATTGCTTGCGGAGTTCATCAATGCGCGCTTCGCTTTCCATCGCCATCTTAAAGCTGCGCTGCAATACATCTTCGGGCATCCCGCTCATGGAATACCACGCCTTGGTGGGCAGTTTGTTAATTTTCTTTAACTCGTCAAAGTCAACTTTTGGATAGTGTGCGCCTGGTCGCTGGCCAGTCATCGAGAATATCTCGTCGTCGCGCTTTTGCAGCTCGTCGGCGAGCATGTACTCAAGCCCCATTGTGCTGTGCACCTTGGCCTGCGACCGACCGACTGCGATTAGGTTCTCGCCGATGCCAGAACGCGGCCCAGGCGAAGGCTCAGTTTCTCCTGCTTGTGGAACCATATCCCAATTGATGCGCGCCCCCAATGTCATCAGATGCCACCCATACGCGCTATCCGCTCCTGCATGACGCGGGTTGCTTCCTCCGAAGCGGCCTTAGTAATGGCGGCTTTATCGAGCTTGATGATAAACTGCCCGTTGGGGCCTTTGGGGTTCGGCACCGGCCTGCCACTGTCATCATATACCTGATAGGTGTTATAGCCAATCATGCGCAACTGGCCGCTGCTGTAAACATGCGCCCCTGTCCACGCCTTGCCTTTTTTACCGTAAGATGCGGAGCCGCCCCCAATGGTAATCGCCTCCAATTCTTTCGCGCCCATGCCGCGCAGCCCAAGCTCAAACTCGTCGCTGGTAACATTGCTCGGCAGAATGAAGCTGCGGCCATTATGCTTGAGTACGCCACCGCCTTTGTCGCTCTCCCCGACTACATCGGCAAGCGCCTGCTTGTAGATCGAGGAATCATAGCTTGTCGAACCCGCAGCACGGCGCGCATAGAGGGCATCAGCCGCAGCGACTACGCCTGGCACTGCTTGCGGCATATCAACAAGCGAGTCACCCAGCACATCCGCAATATCCGCCTCTTTATCAGCCTTGTCCGGCTTGGCGTCGGGACGCTCCTTGATGATTTCCTGGCCACGCAGAATCTCGCGCGCAAGCTCTGGCGCATCAGGCCGAATGCTTTGCAGGAAGGTGGCGTGCGCAAACACGGGGTCTTTATTGGCAAGCGAACCCACTACATCAGGGAAATACTCACGGAAGCCCGCCTGCATCTGCTTGCCAAGGGCCAGCTTGGCATCAAGGCTCATGGTTTCTAGTTGCGCCCCGAGCTGTGTTTGCTCGCTTTTTGATAGCAGCGCGTCGCCTACGGGGATTTTATACTTCTCGGCGATGCCCTGCGCCACAGCAACGCGGCGTGTAAATGACTCCGGCTTGCTTGAGTCGAGAGGCTCTATTTGCGCTCCCGCGCGCACCGCCCAGGATAATGGGTCGTTTTTGATGCCTTCCATCATTTTAGGCAGTATCGCCTCCGCTGTATCCAGCAGCAACTTCTCGCGCTCAGTCGCGCCGTCGCGCTGGGCCGCTGGGGTAAACTCGCTATTAATGATGTCCTGCACCTGCTGTGGCGTCATTGCCACAAGGCGCTGGGTTACAGTCTGCACGGCCTTGAGGTCATCCCACCGGCGGGCCACCACCGGATCGCCAGCCGCCTGCACCTGCTGCTCGATCATGGTCATCTCATCCACCGGTAGCGATAGCCCGTCGCTCATGCGATCCTTGGCCGTGGTCATCAAGGCGTTCACCTCCGCCGCGCGCTGGCGACGCTCCGCCTCACGCTGGCGCTTGGTGGTTTCGGCCATGTTGATGAACTGCTGTTGCTCCTCGAACGTAGCAAGGTCAAACCACTTGCTGCCCGTCTCGACGCGGCTGCCCGTTTGCAGGCTTCCCTTCGACTCTGGCATTGGGGTTTTATTGATGGCGGAATCTGCCGCTGCCCTCAGTTGCTCAGGCGAGAAAGGCTGCATCCCGTTTTCCTGCTTAATCATGACAGCCATGAGCGCATTAAGGGTCGCAGGGTCACTCAGGTTGACGCGCTGCGTGGGCTGCACGCCGAGCGCCTGGCTTACCTGCTTGATATAGGAGGCGGTATCATTCTCGCTGGGTGGCGCATATTTTGTCACGATGTCCTGCACCGTGTTCAACCCGTGCTTATTTTGCTGCACAAGCAGGTTGACTGCCATCGCACGAAGGCCGGATTGCGGCGATTCAAACGTCAGGTAGCCGCCCTCATCCGCGCCTGTTTTACCCTTCCACTCCGCGTTGCCGCGTAGGTTACCTGGGTTATTGTTGCGGATGCCACGCGGCAGGCTTTTGTCTCCCGCGCGCGCCGTCTCGCTGCGCGCCATAGCGTTCTGCGCCAGGAGGCTCTCGCCCCCGTCGAACTCATTGACCGAGATCGCAGCAGCCTTGACCAGTTTGCCCCGCGTAGCGTCCAGTGCTGCGGCACGCTCCTCGGGTGTCATGTCCAGGGTGGCATAGTACGCCGACCACTTTCCCATCGTTTTCTCGATGTCGTCATTGATCTGGTCAGGTGTCATCCTGCCGAAGCGCTTGGCATCATCATCGACGCCCTTCTCAGCCTGCCCTAGCCGCCACCGCTTGCGCTCGCCGTTCTCAAACTCTTTGGCATTACCCAGCAGTGAGGTGGTGAGGGTAGATAGTTGCGACTGCATGTACTGGCGTGCGCGTTCATTCGGAGCGTTTTTCAGGGTTTCCTGTTTGTACGTCTCCCATGTTTTGCCAAAGTTCTCGGTGAATTTTCCAGCACCTTCGCCCGCCTGGTTCTTGGCAGTCTCGAACATATCCATGCCGTCGAGCTGTGTTTTGCTCATGGCGCTGACTGCCCAGGCACGGGCATCATCATCAAGCTGCGAGAGCTTGTTCTCGACCACGCGGCCTACCCCAGCCGCGACTTCCTGCAAGCCGTTGTTGCTGAATAACTGCACCGCACCACGACCGGCGGGCATCTGATTGCCCCGCGTCTGGTATTGCTGCTCGTAACTACCCGTGCGCGCCATGACTATTCCCACACATAATTGTTAAAGGATGCGCCATAATCTCGCCGCGCCTTATAGAAATCAGAGCCGCCGCTGACTAAGCTGCCGACGGCCTTATAGTACCCACTCGCGCGCGCTGATTTTGCGTTGCTGCGGTAAACTCCGGCCTCGTAACGGGCCATATTGCTATCCTCAATCAACCCTTTTGCACGGGTATCGCCCTCGTAGGCAATGGCAAGCTGGTCGAGTTTCTGGTTGATCGCTGTTTGCTCAAGAAGATCGCCGCCGGTGCCGGACATCCCGATGCCACTCTCGGCGATCGAGGCGACCTGCTTGCCACGGAATGCGCGGGCGCTGCGGAGGAAACGCTCCTGCTCGGCGCTCGACTCCGCATAGGCACGGTCGGCGTTTTGCTTTTGGATGACTGCCTCGCGGTCACGAATCTCCGCCTGCTGCTTGTATTGCGCAGCCTGCGCGTTGCCCTGCTGTATCCCGCCGATGACGCTCATCGCGGTCGATGCAATCATGAGTGCTGCTACGGTCATGGCGCTACCCTCTCATAGAGATAGTGGTCACGATACCCACCGTTGCCGTCGCTCAGAAACTTCTCGCGCACCCCGACAATGCGGAAGCCCAGCAGCTTCATCCACCGGATGCCCGCATTAAACTGCGTGTCCACGGTGGCGCTGACCACGCGGAACTTGTCCATTGCCATGAAGCGGAGCGCAACCCTGTGCACGACAAGGAAATCCTTGCCGATGTCGCGGGCCATCATACCCCAGGCGTGCGCGGTATTATCAAACTCCGGCACTAAGCCCATGCAGCAAAGCACACGGTCGCCGCGCACGATGGTGCAGGCGGGGCCGAGCTTGCCTATATCCTTTGCATAAGACTCTTTCACCAGACCACCCCACGCCGCGTCGTTATCCTGTTCATCTATCAGCAACATATGCTCTGGCTTATAGGCCAGAATATCTATTGCCTGTCCTGAGTTTCCACATCCGGCATCCAACATATAATAGTCGCCGCTAAAGGTTGAGAATTTTTATAGATTACATACCCATCGGTATCATAACCCTCGGGCATTGTCACCGTCTTGTCACCGCTAAATAGCGGCGTTGCTTCATCCAGCGGATCGCTTGGCATACGGAAGTTGATCGGATCAAGCAGCGAGTCACGCGCACCGATAGACCCGCCCAGCGTGTCCTTAAAGCGGAATATAGCCTTGTTCGTGCGCTTGGTTTTGCCCTGCGCCGTGCCGTTGACCGCGCCTGCCTCGTTACGCATCGAGCGCACATAGAAGGTCGTCGGCAATCCGACATGCACCACGCTGGCCGGATAATTCAGCGACACCGCGCCGCTTGTTACCACCGCATCAGGATGCGCCGCGCCGTCCACAAGAATAGCCACCGTGCGCCCTTCAAGATGAGACAGCCCCGAGAGGGTAGTGACCGTCATGCGCCAGGCATTGGCGGCAAGGCTGGGCGCACTAGGGAACGGCTTATTGATGGTGCAGGTGACCACTGTGCCAGAGGTGTAGCCAGTAATAAGCGCCACGGCTTTTTTCTTAACCGTCACGAAATCGCCCGTGTCGTCCTCGATTGTCTCGGTATAGTCGTAATGGATCAGCCGCCCTACGTCTCCCGAGCTGAATACACTCGAACCGGCGGTGAAAGTCACCCCCGTCGCTCCCTTGGTCATGGCGGAAGCGCCTGCGCTTAGCGTCGCATTGACAGCGTTGTAGAGCGATAGCCCAAAATCCACATGGAACATATCGTCCTGGCGCATCGTGCTCGCATCATACTCCGGCTTCATGTAACCAATATAGCGCTTGGTTTGGCCGTTGATGGTAAAGCGCACGATTGCCCAAAGCTCGTCGCGGTTTGTGTCCGGCGATGGGATGCAGCGCACACTCTCGACAATGCCGCCGCCACCAATCGGGTGCGGATGCCACGAGAGCACGTTTTGCTCGGTATTGTAGGTGAACCCGATGAGCTTGCCATCGTTCGTGACCCCCCAGATTAGCGAGTGAGGCTCCGCCTGGTAGTCCATGTCCACAATGCCGTTGCGCAGCAGGTGCTCCGAGAATATCGTCGTATCTCGCCCCGCATATTTGTCCTTCTCAAACGTGTAGGCAATGTCGCGCAGCTTGCGGCCAGAGCGCTGGGCAAACAGCGTCGGCTCCCCAATGGTAAGAGCTGGCACACCGCGCCCTCCGTACCCCGTTTGCAGCGAGATGCGAGCATTGTCCGGCCCGAATGGTTCGGATGATGTGATGGTACTCATGAGATACTCAGCCCCAGCCGTACCGATCAGCAGGTCGTTGCCCGCTGCCATCCACTTCGAGGTGTTGATCTGTGAGCCTGGTATCTGCGCGCGCACCGCCATTTGCGCAGTGACCTGCCCGAAATCCTTGCGGGCAAAGTTCTCAAAATCATTCGATACTGATAGGTCGGCATACTCGCCGTCCGTGAAGGCAAGCCGCTCGCGGAATATCTTAACCTGGTCGGGATACCCATCTACAGCAGACCACGCTGCTTTTGCCCACCGGCGCGAGGCTCCCGTGCTTCCGAGGCACTCCTTGGGTAATGCCGCCTTTACCGTGCCGGTCACGTTCTGCGCGTCGATATAGCCGGTTATCTCGATCCACCCATAGCCCGCATCCGCATAGCGCCACAGCACCGACGACGAATCACTGCCGTCATAGGCGTTGCCACTGGTATGTACCGGCTTGCTGCTGCCAGAGGTGCCTCCGACAATAGCCTCGTAAGTTTTACTGTCGCTGCGCCGCAATGCGCCGTTGGCGATAGTCTTGCCTGCCTCCCACGGGCGCACCGCGTTGGCAAATAGTTGCTCAAGGTAGAACAGGCTACCGACCAGGCCCGACTCGAATATGCCGCTATTGGCGACAAGCTGCACCGTGCTGCCCTCATTGAGTGAGGTGTAGATACTGGCGCTTGATACCGTGTTCGCGGCAAATGTCGTACCTTGCAGGTCGATGGTGGTGCCGTTTATGACGGTGATGGTGAAGTCTCCGCTGATCGCACTCACACCCACGACCGTCGCCTTGTCACCGCTGGTAAACCCTGTGCTGCTGGTAACCGTGAGGCGGATTAGGCCGCTACCGTTGTTTGCTGCGGCGCTTATAGCGGTGGACTGCCCCTTCACATAGACACTTTTGGCGGTGTCGGTATTGGTATCCTGAAACGGCCCGCCCGCGTTCGCCATAGAGGTGAGCGTCCAGTTGGTATTGGCCAGGCGGGTCAGCTTGCGGGTTTTGTAGGCCGAGTGAGCGATATAGATCACATCGCGGGATTGCTCAAACTTGAGGCGGAAGCATCCATCGGAATCCACCAGGTCACTCTCGCTGTACGGGCTGACCAGCTCATAGGCTGACATGCCAGAAAGCACCTGCGCATGGCTGGTGTAAAACCGGATATATTGGTGTCCAAACTCAAGGATATATGCCTGGTTGACGTTAAACTGGAACTTCCATAGCCACGAGCGCTTGCTAGAGTCTTTCACCTCTGAAACGAAGTAAAACCCGCCGCGCCGGATCAGTGGCCCCTGTACGGTGGGGATGCCATTGCGGATGCGAGAGCACGCGGTAGGGTAGGCCGGTTGATCGACGCGGCCTTCCATCAGCGGGGTGTATTCCCCGCCGCTGAACGAGAACTTGATTGGCGCGGCCTTTACCATTTTTTAATACTTTGCCAGTACCCAGCTATCGTCATGGATCGCCTCGGCTGGCGACTCGACCGCATCCATACGTTTAGCCTCGTTAATCCACATCACCACTTCTTGTGCCAGCGCTGATTTCTTGCTGTTACTCTGCGTCACTTGCTCGCAGATTTCATAGGCCAGTTGCGAGGCAAACGCCTCAGCAAAGCAGGCATCGAATAGGTTGGCGTCCACCACATCCACGATCATGCGCACCTTGAGCGGCGCGTCGTAGTCGGTCAGCAGCTTGCCGCCCTCGATAGCATAGGGTGTGTCGTCGTACTGGCGTCCATCGCTCAGGCCAAGCGCGACGCTATAATCGTTCACCTGCAACAGGCGGATAAAATCAGCAGGGAGCTGGTATTGAAACTTGAAGCCCCACGACGGTGTGGTCAGTAGTTTGGGCAGCGTGCCGCGCCATACGGCGAAGTTCCACGCTGCGCGCCGAAGCAATGCGCGCCGTGCCATATTGTAGGTAGCAGATAATGCCCGCGCCTCGGTCGAGGAATCGTTAAAGCTGGTGATGCGCGTGCCGCCAACTTTCGTGATAGCGCGGTTGGCGATCTCGATGTCTGACGGCATGACTCACCCCCAACTAGCTGGTCGGCAGGTGGAGCTGCTGGATCGCCGCCATGATGTCTTTGAGAGCCTGCTGCACTTGCGACTCTGTGTTTACTTTGCTGAGTTCGATACCAACCTCAACGGCTTTTGTGCCGATCTGGGTCGTGCCGCTTTGCGTAACCCCATTCGGGCCGGAGCCTGGAGTCCATGCGTAGAATTTCGTAGCCATTGCCTATCTCCTGTTAGTGTAACAGGGCGGGAGCACCACTTCCCGCCCTGTCAGCACCCCGTGTTACGGTTTGCTTGTGAACAACAGTGTCGTCAGCGTACCGGACGCAGGCAGAGCCGCCGTCGCGATAGTGATGAACACTTCCTCATCCGCAGCAAGCGGAGAGGCGGCACCAACGGCTGCGGCAACACCGAACAGAGTCGGAGTATCCACAGCAGTGAAGGTCGCTGCTGCACGGTATTTGCCGGTTGCGCCGGTGATACCGATAGCAATGGTAGCGGAGCCAAGCGTTACCGTGGTGCACAGAACCCCATAAAGGAACTGATGCCCAGAGGGTAAGCGCCCAATCACAATCGTGTCGGTCGTTGCCTGCGACGCGAGCGTGATGACTTCGCGGTGAACACGCACAGGAGCATTTACGCCCTTGCCCGCGTCACCTGGCTGGATAGGGAGAGTCCCCAAGCCAGCATTAAGTGAACCATAAAGTTTAGGCATGATGTCCTCCCCTTACGCGCAGATTACTTGAACAATTTTCTTCTCTTGGGTGCGGGTTGCCCCGAGCACTTGGCGAGAATACAATTGCGTTGCATACCGGAGGTCTGGACGTTCATCCACCTTGGTTTGCAGGCGATTCCAGTAGCCTAAGTGCATACCGGATTTCACCCAAACAGGGCAGAGACGCTGCGACGAACCGTTTACCAGCGATCCCGTGCCACCGACTGCGCCTGCATCGGGGTAGGACGTGGTATCCGTGAACTCGATCTGAATGAAGTTGATGCCCATGAAGCGCATCAGGTTTCCATTCTCGTCGAATTTCGGTTTGAGATTGCTGTACTCGTTACTGACAATCTGCACTTCGTTCAACAGGTCGTCCTCATCCTTGGCGGTGATCGCCATGTAGATTTCGTCCTGACGAAGATCAACGCCACCCTGTTTCAGGATGCGTTTCGCAGCGCGCAGCTTCGGTACGTTAAGGCCGACGTTCGACCCACCACCACCGACCGTAACCGCGACGATCTGGCCAGCCGAGAAGCTGGTAGTCGTGCCGCCGGTTTTGCCGGTTTTGGCATCGGAGTAGAAACCCATCAGGATTTCTTCATCCTCTGCACGGCCCATCGCCTCAGCAGCCGCCTGGATGTACGGCCCTTTGAGGTCGATCATCAGGCGTACTTCGTCCTGCTTGGTGATGTAGCTGGCATGGTCGTACTCGTTGGGGTAAATCCAACGCGAGTCTGCCGGAATGTCGTTGACCGGCGTGCCGGACAAACGAGCAAGGTTTTTGTTGGGACGGGTTGTACCAACTTGGTTGATCGCGCGGGCTGATTCCGCACCATCGTACTGGCCAGTAGAAACAGCATTCCTCAGACGGCCACCAGTCTGTTGCACCAGCATTTCAACATTGTTGGCATACTGGATAGGATAATGCTGCGGGATTTGTAGAGACATGACGTGCTCCGCATAAAAGGTTGAACAAGAATCCAAAACAATGGCTTGTCCCTATGCGGGGGCCTGAGAGCCTACTAATTCAGGCGGTCAGGGGCAGATTGCGCTGCTTATCCGGTCATTAGCGGGGAGGTACATCTTGGAGGATAAACCTCCCCGCCGCTGATGTGTGCTTATATAAGGCCACAACTGTGACCCGTTTGCAAGCGCTATTTTTTAGTCTGCGCTGCGATGATTTTCGACAGTTGCTCGACTTCCTTATAGATTGCGCTACCTTGTTTGAGCGCCTCTGCGCGGTCAACAGGGCTGTTGCGAATCTCATCAAGGCGGGCCTGTGCCTGCTGCGCGTTGGTGATAGCACCGCCACCACCCTCGCCGGTCACAAAGCGGCCTTCGGCAACCGTCTTGCCCATCTCAAGCAGCACATTCATCAGGCGCTTATGCCCGAGCGCGCCCTCAATGGCGGTCACCTCATCCAGCGACAAGCCGAACGTATCCGCGCCACGTTTGGCAATGGCCACGTTATCGGTGTACTGTGCGCCCCACTCAGACTTGACCGCACCCACTTCCTGCGTGAGCTTCTGCTCATCCTGCACGGCTTTAGATGCCAGGATGTCGCCGACCACGCCGTCGAATGCTTTTTGAATGCCAGCCGCCTGCTTGGTGGTAAAGCCAAGCTCGTGCATCGCTTTGGTGAGTGACTCGGTGACCTTGGGATCATCACCCTCCGCGCCTTTGATGCCGTAATCCTCTGGCTTCTCGGGACGACCGAGCGCCTTATACACCCGATCCCAGCCCTCTTTATCGTCGTCGTTTGCGGGCAGCGGTAGCTTCTCCTTGCCCAGCAATGCCTCAAGCTGCTTGTAGCTATCTATTGCTGAGGCAGGATCGACCCATCCCTTATTCGCAGCGAATTGTTGCAGGTCTGGGTTGTCTCCCACCCATGCAGGCGGTGTGCCAGCCGGTGGGGTTGCGGGCGGCGTTGCGGCTGGAGCCGCTGGGGGTTGACCCGCAGCAGCAGGCGGTTGCCCACCTGTCGCTGCGAGTGCGGCTGCTGCGCCTGCCGGTGCAGCTCCGGTCGTTTGTCCTTGTGGTGTGGTGCCGGTGGTCATGGGTCTACTCCTCTTTGATGGTGATGAATTGATCGCGGGCGATGGTTATCGTGCGCTCCATGTACGGAAGCACGTTGTGCTCAAGCAGGCAGTTGCCATCATTAAACTTGAACTCTTTAACCTCGGCCTCGGCTTCCGGCTCGTCGGCTTTCCCGCCCTTTTTCGGCTTATCATCCTTGGCCGTAGCGAGCTGCGTCTCAAGCCATGCTTCGAGTTTGGCTTTAAGCGTTGCCTTGGTGTCGGCCTTGATTTCCTCGCGCGCCTCGACGCCCTCGGATGCCTCCACCGCCTCGACTTTCTCTTTCTGCACGGGGATATTGCGCTCCTCGCACAGAGTAATCAGCTCGTCACGCTTGAGCGGGTCGAGATCGGGCAAGCCAATCTGTGGCGGCGCTTCTGATTCCGCCGCCTCCTTGTTGGCCTCGGCCACTTCTTCCTCGATTTTCTTTTTGCCCTTGTGCGGGTTTGGCAATCTGCCACCCCATACCTGCACGCGCAGGCCACTAGGTGAGGTAGGCTCGTTGTTTTTAATCGTTACGGTAATGCTCATTGGTCGTCTCCTATGGTTTCCATGAGATTGGTGACAGTCTTTTCCTCAAGATGCAAATACTCCATCAGACGCATCCACACTTCGCGGCGACCCTCGGCAACTCCCATAGCGATCGGGTCTATTTCGTTATGGGCATTCATGCGGATTGTGCTTTTACTGCCACAGCAGAACCGCTTTAGATCAGCGAGCACTACCTCCGCGTCGGCATTCGGGTTGCCGTATATGTCGAGAAACATGCGGCGGTAAGCGTCACGGCGGCGGAATACCAGTTTGCGGGTAATGTTTTGGTAGATGTTTTGCATACCCTACTCGATTGCCAGCGCAGGCAAGCCCTGCGTTGGCGTTGATGCCGTGATCTGCTGCGCCTGCGCCATATCCTTGGCCGCTTTACCGGCGAGCGGTGCGGCCTGAATAAGCTGCGCCAGCTCTGCCTGCTGCTGATCCTCTGCCGCCTTCTCCTCTAGCTCCTCCTCGGAGTACATGCAATCCGCAGGCACGCCGTTGATTTCTGCCAAGGTGCGGCTGATCTTCTCAATTTTGTACGGGGCCAGCGCTGCCTGGTCGATCTGCGCCAGCGGAGTGATTGCCTCAAGCGTGCGTAGGATACCCGCGCCTTCCTCAGCGCGCTGCAATCTCTCAAGCGGCCCCTTGGCAGCGATGCGAACCCGCGCGCCCATGTCGAGCATGACTTGAGGGCGTGGCGGCAAGATGCCGTTGGCCTCAGCAATGTCCAACTCGCGCGCTGTAACCACTGAGAGCGTCTCTTTACGCTGCCTGCCCATGACTGGCCCGATAAGCTGGCCCTTTTCCTGCATCCGTGTCATGACCTCGTAGGCCGTCATCTTCGGCGCATCCACGAGAATCTGAAACAGGGTGAGCAGGAATGCGTCATTAATCAGCTTGCGCTTTTGCTCCTGCATCTCGAAGCCCAGATCGAACTTAGCACCGCTTTGGAACGGCTTGGCCATCTCGCGCCCCTGCGCGTCCAGCCCGCCGAAGTTGAGGGCTGACGGTTTCATCTTGAACCCAGAGAGCGCGCCATCTTCAAACAGCAGGATCGGCGGATCAGTGGCAAGGTGTGCCGCGCGCAGGATGGTTTTCTGCATCTCGTTGAGCACCTTGATGTCGCCTAGCACCGTCATACCTGGGCCGCGCCCGTAAATCTCGCCAGGCTGCGTCACATACCGGCTAATAGCGTAGGGGAATGAACGGTAGCCGCCAATCTCAAGCTCGTGCTTCTCGGCCTGCAACAGATAGCGGCTGACGTATTTCATGCCACGGTAGGAGCGGTCGCCCTCTTTACGGTCAGGGTTTGGATACACACAATGCAGCACCCAAAACTTGGTGTTAGGCCGGTCGCGTGCTTCGGTTTCCACCTTCTCGGGTAGCGTCGCCTTGGGGAATTGCGCCTTGATATTGCGCGCCGTCATCTGAAACTTGCGGTGCACGCGGTCGATCATGCCCTGATGGTTCTCGCAGATATAGACCTCGTTCAGGGGGATGGACTTATACATCACCCCTTGCCCGACGATCTCGTCGATGAACATGCAGCCGGTGCCGAAAGCGCCCAGGCTCATGTAGATTTCCTGCATCTGGCTATCGAAGTTCGCAAGGTCGGAGTAACGCAGGTTAAAGATGATGTCGGTCGCTTCCTCGCACCACTCGCGCACCTCGTGGTTATCATTCAGCTCGGGGATATTGGTTTCAAGCCCCTGATAGCGCTGGTTGCTGGGGGTGACATAGCCATTGACCGCTGAGGCAAAGCGCTCAAGGGCCAGCGGCGCGGTGCCGTCGAAGATGCGCTCTGAGTTTTTGCTGCCGTCAGTCTTTAGTCCGTGGAATATCGCCATGCGTGGGTGCAGGCGTTCTGCCACCTCTTGCCAATGACCCTCAAAGGTGCCGCGATTGGCCTCCATTGCGGATTGCTCGCGCAGGATACTATCAATCGCCGTGTCCATTCCGCCCATTTCCATCACCGCCCCCTGTGTCTTGACCGCAACAGCGGCAACTATTTTTTAACGCATATCATCGAGTGACAGAATGCCGTCGATGGGCGCTTGTTCCTCTGGCTGATACGCGCCTGTGCTGCCTGTATTGATCGGCGCTGGCTTGCTTTGCGCAATTGGCACGCCAGGCAATGGCGTCGTAAACAAGCGGGGAGTGGTGCTATCCGCCTGAAAGTCTGCCATTGCCTGATCGTATGCTGCGCTTGGCATATTCGTGCTCAGGTGTTCGTGATGACGGCAACCTTGTGGCCACCCACTACGCCATAAAACTCGGTCGCATCAGCGCGAAGGCGCTGCGAGTTTGCATCAGCGGTGGGGTTGGTGCCAAACTTGATAGAGCAGATTGCGTCGGTGTGGATGCGCACAAACTTGGTATTTGCATTGAACGCAGCGCTTTGAACCGATGCCCCGCCGATTGCAACGGGTGTTTGCTCGACCAGCGCAGGCTCCTGCGGGACTGGCACGACCATGCCCTTAACGTCACGCGGCAGTGACTCGTATTCTGTGATGTAAACCTTTGCCATGTCAGTACCCCAATACTTGAGCTGCACCCAATTTCGGCTTGGATGTGTCGCCTTGAGCGCTGGTGAACATGGTCGCCGCGCGCCCTTTGCGGCGTTCAATCTCGTCGGAAGCCTGCTGTTGCGTTTTGGCTTCGTCAATCGTTGGTGTGGGTGTAGGTTCCGGCACCGGTGGCAGAGGCTTAGGTTTTGGCGCTCCACCGAAGATGCCACCCAATACAGACTTGAATACCTTAGCCATAGTGTACCTCGCGCGTTTGCACCACTATATGCGGTATGGTCGTAAGAATCAAGAGAACATGCTGTAGTCAGTGTCGGCAGTCATCGCGCGGTGCTCATGCGCTGGGCGCTTGGGTCGGATGATTGCTTTACCTTCGCCGCCATCCATCAAGACATAGCCGCCAGCCTCGACAATGTGCGAGTAGATATTCTTGTCCGGCGTTTCTGAGTAGCGCTCCTGTCCTGGCGTTTGAATGCGCTTGTAGCGATAGCCACCAATCAAGCCCTTGCGCAGGGTTTTGCAGTTAGGGTGCACAATCAGCCCAGGCTCACCGTCGATGATGCGGCTTAATGGTTGCGCCCATGCCTCGCGCCGCAGTGTCGGCTCGTTGCTGCTGGCTGGGGTTGCCTTAATGCCCGCTGCATTGAGAATCTGAAACGGGGTGGTTTCGTCAGTCTGTGCTCTGTTGTCGCCCGACGGGTCACCAATGATGCCATGAATCTCGACGTTTGGGTAATGCGTGGCGATGTGCTGGCGAAGCATGTGAGAAAACCTCACCGCGCCCATATCGCCGGTGCAAAGCTCAGTATGCGCGCGCCAGCCGCCCATGACGGTGCGCTGTAGAAATAGCGCGGCAGGCGTAAGTCCGAAGTCCAGCCCGATCCACAGCCCCAGCGACGGGTTGAAGGTGAACTCTTTGCAATGCAGGTTATCGTTGTACTCAGGAATGACCGGCTTGCCATCTTGCACGGTGCCGTAGTTGTTATGGACGTAAACCTTAACCCAATCGTCTCGCTTGCCCGCTGTGGCCTTGATGTAGTAACCCGCTGGCAGGTTGTCGATATTCTCTGCGTCCTTGTGCATACCACCAGGCTGCGAGAAAAACTCATAGAGACGCTGATCGGCCTCAAGCGCACCCATCTCACGCAGTTGGCGCTCAGCCTCAAGGGTATTGCGCAGTTGCTCCTCATTCGGGAAGTCAGCGAGCACGGCCCACCAGTGGTCATCCTCTGGGGCGTTGGTGTCCATGATGACACCCGACCACGAGCAACCGCCCTCGGCCATGGCAGGGTATCGACCGACGCGGCCAGTAAGCGCATCAAGCACCGCCTTCGGCACCTCTCGTGCCTCGTTAATCCATGCGCCCGTCAGTTCAAGCGAGAGCAGCTTCTTGATGTCGTTCGGGCTATCGAGGGCAAGGAATAGCACCTCGATGTCATGGGTGGTATCAATCAGGTGATGGGTAGGTGGGCCTTGGTCAACCCACCTACCTATTTGCGGGCTGACCCACTGGTGCCAGGTGTTGATCGTGGTGGTTTTAAGTTCTGGGTAGGTGTTGCGGATGACTGCCCAGCGTGACCGGCGCTTGCCATCCTTGGTGCTTGGCTTCTGCGCCCGCGCCTTGCGCACGATCTCCATGACGCAGGCGGTAGACTTCCCCGAGCCTATTGGCCCACGGATGCCCCTCACAAACGCATTACTGCGCATGAAGGCATCGGCCACCGGCCCAGGGGGGATATAGGCACCCTCGTTGATCGTGGTCATCTGCAAGCCTTGTTGGCTTCCAGTATCTTCTCGCGGTAGTCGGCATCCTCGCGGCGCGGGTATTTGGTCAGGTGCTTACCACCGCAGCAGTTGTGCTTATTCCTGACGCTGTGCGTGGTGATGCCAACCATCGGCTCGCGGCACGATAGGCAGTTGGCATATACCTGCGGCATTGTGTGCGGCTGCATGGCTATGCCTCGCCGATAGGGGAGACCGTCACTTTCTTGATGCGCAGCAGGTCGGCATCGCGGCCTACGCCATCGACCATCGCTCCGACGATATTCTCATGCATCATTCGGCGCACGTCTTTAAGCGACGGCCTGCTGTTTCCTTCGGTGGTAATGCTGATTGTAAATGCGGTTTTCATGATTCCCCCTACGCTACGCTTTGTTGGTGTTTTTGTGCTCTCCTGATCGCCGCAATCATCGGCTCAATACTCACATCAGGCGTCAGCGTGCGCACTTTGGGGCCTCTGGTAACGTGTAGGTAATAGACCTTCCCGCCCTTGATCTCTTGCTTAACGCATTTGCGGTTAGGGGTGTGCGGTTTTACGCCGCGCACTTCCGCGCGCTCGCTTCGGGCTATTCTCTGCGGTGATTTATCGTTCGGGTGACGTGTAAACATGGGTGGTGCTCCATTGGTTTGTGGTTGCAGGGGTGGGATTTGAACCCACGACCTATCGGGTATGAACCGATCGCGCTACCAGACTGCGCCACCCTACTGCGGAAACCATGCCATAGGGCGAAATGCCTGTCAACTGTCTCTGTTTCAACCCCAGATTGCTGTTTCACCGCGTTTATCGGCATCACTCAGCCTTTCCCTCAATCTGAGGTTGCTGCGCCCGCTTCATGGTCAGCAGGTCGGTGCCGTTCACGATCTGGATATTGAGGATGTTCTGCTCGACCTTGCTTTTGCTTTCCCACATTTTCAGATAGCGGCCCAGCAGCTCAAGCGCCTTGCCCGCGCCCTTGCTATCAAACGCCCACTCGCCAGTGGCTACCATGCGCTTTTCCTCGGGAGACCATTCCATCACCGGAGTTTTTTGCATACAGCGCTCGGTCATCTCCTTGAGGTTGGTAAGGACGTATTCAGTGGTAAGCCATTGCTTTTCCTCAACAGCCGCCACGATAACGGGCCTTTTCATCGCTATGTAGGCGGCCACCTTACTATTCCTTACCAGTTTTGACCCGTTTACATGGGCCGACGACTGTGGATAACCAGCCTCTAAAGCTGCTGCCGTAGCGTTTCCAGTGAGGATGAAAGCATCCGCAAAGGTGCGCTGCTTGGGCGTTAGCTTGGGGAGGTCATCTCCTTGATGCAGTGGTGCGTTCATGGTGCGAATGCCTATGGTAAGGTATAGGTAAGGTTACCATATCGAGGATGTCCTCGCAATGGTATGGTTACTTGATGCCTAGCCCGCGCAATAGCTCTGCCATGCGCGCCTGGTTAGCGCCTGATCTCCATATTGCTGCGATCTGTTCTGCGTCGCGGCGCGAGGTGCTTCGAATAGTCATCATGTGCTCGCCATCTCGGTAGCACTCTATGCGGAGCGGCTGGCGTGGGCTGTAGGGGTGAGAGATGATCTTGGCGGATTGGTTCATACTCCCCACCTATGAACGAAGCCGTGGAAAACCTCTTGCCGGTAGCGGTCAAGGAACCACCGGTACATTGCTTGAAAATTCAGAAACCCATCAGCATAGGCAAACAGGTCGCTGTATCCCGAATCAAGCATCACCATGGCTGGAGTAATGCCTACAATTACCCCTCGCGGTTCGATGATTACATTGTTAACCAGAACCGCTTTTTTTATGGCGATTAGCTTGCATTGCTTGGTGCGCAATCCCGTGTACAGGTGCATCCTATCGCCTACATCACAGCGCCGCG